ACCCCGTGCAGGGTTGCGTGGACGACAACGGCAACCAAGTGAAAAAAGTCTGGGGCGCGACCAACCCGCCGGACATGGACGCACACTGGGAGCAGTACCTCACCAACGCTGACCCTGAGAAAGTTCATGTGACCATACAGCCCTCGGGTCTGTCCGACGAGGCGGACTGGGTGCAACACTTGCCCTCTGGTTACTACGAGGACTTGTGCGAAGGTAAGAGCGAGGACTGGATCGACGTGTACGTCCACGGTAAGTGGGGGCGCAGCCTGTCAGGGACTCCGGTGTATCAGAGGACGTTCACACAAGACTTTCACGTGGCCAAGGAAAATCTTAAGCCCATACAGAGTGCGGACTACCCCATCACCATCGGGATTGACTTCGGACGCACGCCTGCGGCAGTGTTCATGCAGCGTGACCCGCGTGGTCGGGTACTGGTGCTCTCAGAGCTAACCAGTGAGAACATGGGCATCGAGACGTTTATCACCACGCGCTTACAGCCGCATATCGGCAACACATACCCCGGGTATCAATTCGTGACAGCGCCTGACCCAGCGGGATTTATGAAACAACAGCTTAACGAGATGACACTCGTGGACGCGCTGAAGAACGCAGGGTTTAAGTGCGTGAAACCACCGACCAACAAGCCAGACCTGCGCATTGAGGCAGTCGAGCGTTTGCTGTCTAAGCAGTTAGAAGGTAAGGCCATGTTCCTCATCGACCCGAGGTGTACGTCGCTCATAAAAGGGTTTCGCTCGGGCTACCGGTACAAGGTTAAGAAAAACGGGGAGTCGGAGGACAGCCCTGACAAGAACGAGTCGAGCCACATACACGATGCGTTGCAGTACGGAGCGTCGGTCATCGACATGAACATCAGAGGGTTTGGTTTGGAAGCTAAACGTCGTGAAGTTAAGAAAATGAGGTACGCATACACTTGACCGCTTGACATGACGGCGTACAATGCGGTAACTATTTAAGGACGACTGATGGCTACAGGTATTGCTCTCATTCCAGTTGCCCGCGCAAGTGACCTTGAGGCGGAGTCAAGAAAGCGTAGCGACGCTATGCAGAATCAACCCGTTATTCAGGGTTTGGCTGCGCACGTCCGCACTCGTTGGGACAGCTCACGTACGGCGAAACGTGACCTTGAGGAGCGCATGCTCCAGTGTCTGCGCCAGCGCAACGGTGAGTATGACCCAGACAAATTGCAAGAGATCAAGGATCAGGGCGGCTCAGATATCTACATAAATCTAACCTCAGTTAAGTGCCGTGCAGCGACAAGCTGGTTGCGGGACACGTTGTTAGGTTCTGGTTCTGACAAGCCTTGGGCGATCGCAGCGACGCCAAACCCAGATATGCCTCCCGAGATCATGCAGGAATTGCAGGCACGACTGGCGAACGAGTTGGCGATTCACTTGCAGCAAGGCGGCATGCAGCCTAGTCCCTCAGAACTTCGCACGATGGCCGTGCAGATGAAAGACGAAGCTGAGCGTGAGATGCGCGAGATGTCCGCAGACCGCATAGCCCGCATGGAACGTAAGATGGAAGACCAGTTGCAAGAAGGCGGCTGGCATAAAGCGTTCAACGAATTCTTGGATGACATCGTTACATTCCCATACGCTGTACTGAAGGGCCCGATCAAGCGTAAACGCAAGACTCTCAAGTGGCAGAACAACGAATTGGTTCCCGTCGAAGAGATTCGCAACGAGTGGGAGCGTGTTGATCCGTTCATGTTGTACTGGGCTCCATGGTCATGGAACTTGGGCGATGGTTATGTGATCGAGCGTCACCGCATGACAGCGGATGACTTGCAGGCACTGATTGATGTGCCCGGTTACAACAACGACGCTATTCGTACAGTGCTCAACGACTTCTCGACATCGGGCATGAAAGAGTGGCTGTGGTCTGACGCATCGAAAGCACAAGCTGAAGGTAAGTATGTCACTGAGGCAATTATTTCCGGTGACTTGATCGACGCACTGCAGCTGTGGGACTCTGTCAAAGGTAGCTTGCTGCTCGAGTGGGGCCTGACTCCAAAAGAGATTCCTGACCCAGCTCTGAATTACCCATGCGAAGTGTGGCTCATCGGTAGCACCGTCATTCGCGCTGTTCTGAACTACGACCCCCTCGGTCGCAAGCCTTACTACCTCACAAGCTATGAGAACCTGCCCGGTTCCGTAGATGGTAAAGGCGTGACTGACTTGTGCCGTGACGCACAAGCGATGGTGAATGCATCAGGCCGCGCACTTGCGAACAACATGGGTATCAGCTCTGGCCCACAGGTTGGTATCAACATCTCTCGCTTGCCATCGGGCGAAGACATCACAGACATGCACCCTTGGAAGATTTGGCAGTTCTCGTCTTCTGACTACGGTGACAATTCACCCCCCATCACGTTTTTCCAACCCCAGAGCAATGCCAACGAATTGATGGCTGTGTTTGAGAAATTCTCTGCACGCGCTGACGAAGACACGATGATCCCTCGCTACATGACTGGCGAGAACACACCCGGCGCAGGACGCACATCATCTGGCTTGTCCATGTTGATCTCCAACGCTGGCAAGGGTATCAAGCAGGTTATCAGCAACATCGACAAAAACGTCATCACACCAGCCATCGAGCGCTTGTACCAAGACAACTTGCGCTACAGCAAAGACCCTGACCTGATCGGCGACGTGAACGTTGTTGCAACTGGTGCGTCTAGCCTCGTGATTAAAGAAGCCGAAGCGGTTCGCCGTAACGAGTTCTTGCAGGTTGTTTTGAACAGCCCAGTGGCTCAGCAGATCGTTGGTATGGACGGCACTGCAGAGTTGCTGCGCGACCAAGCTAAACACCTGAGCGGCAACATTGACCGCATCGTTCCTGACCGTCAGCAGCTAAGTGTTGTACAGCAGCAACAGCAGACCATTGCTCAGTTGCAAGAACAGTTGGCAGCGATCATGGGCGAGTTGCAGAATGCAGGCATGGCTCCCGGAATGCCCGGTGGTGGTGTGACGTCAGGCCCAGCGCCAAAGAACATGCTCCCAGATGGTAGCCAAGTAGGTGGACGTGAAGGGAATATGATGTCCCCACGACCAAATGGAATTTAAATATTGTTGACTGTTAAAAAAGTCAGTGGTATAAATACGACATATGAAGATTTTTATAGGCCAAAAGCCTGACCGCCAGCACATGTTTGCGCTACAGCGCTGCAAGCTGGACGAAAACGGAGCCTTGCTGGACTTGTTCCGCAAGAAACTTGAGCAGACGAAAGACGCCCTTGTCCTAGCCGAAGACTCAGTTTTAATCCACCGTTTACAGGGTCGCGCAGAGGTCTTAGCAGATTTTCTCGAGTCGGTTGAAAAATCGACCGGGATTCTCGACCGGGTCAAATGACCCGAATTTTGTAGTCCTAGCAAACCATTATGTGGACGGCAGACCGAAGTAGGAGCCCTAAGCAGAGTTGGAGCTTTTAGGAGAATTGAATGGCATTGCCAAAACAAGTAGAAGCGCAGTTAAGAGAACTGGAAGCACTGGAAAAGCAGCTCGCAGAGGGCAACAATCCTGCACCCGCAGAACCCGACCCAAAGCCAGCAGAGCCTCCCCAAGACCCACAGCCTCAGCCAGCTGAGCCAAAACCTGTTGAGCCAACGCCAAAGCCAACTGAACCGGAAGTACCGGAAGAGACATGGCAGCAGAAATATAAGACCCTCAAGGGTATGTATGACGCTGAAGTGCCTCGATTGCACGCCGACCTGCGTGATCTTAAAGGCCAAGTGGACAACCTCCGCAAAGCTGCTGAGACCAAGCCAGCCGAGCCTGCAAAGCCCGCGAAGCCAGAGAAGTTGGTAACGGATGCTGATGTTCAAGCATTTGGTGAGGACTTGATCGAAGTCCAACGCAAGGTTGCCCGCGAAGTGGCAGCAGAGTTTCGAGGTGAACTCGACGCTATGAAGGCTGAGAATGAGAAGTTGCGCGAGCAGCTGAACACGACCGGCTCTCAAGTATCAGAGGCATCCTTCGAGCAACGTCTGTACCGTTTGGTACCAGACTTTCAGAAAGTTAACGCCGACGAACGTTGGATTGGCTGGCTGAACGAGGTTGACCCTCTGCTCCGAGCACCACGAAAATCTGTCGCACAAGAAGCGTTCAACCAAGGCGATGCCGAAGCCGTTGCACACTACATTGGGATGTTCAAAGCGAGCATCGCCCCTGCAGAGCAACCAAGCGATAAAGCCGCTGAACTTGAAAAACAAATCCAGCCGCAGCGTTCTGCAGCTACCGCACCAGTTTCACCAGCCGCTAAGACATACACGGACGCACAAGTCCAGAAGATGTTTCAGAAGTCTGTTGAACTGAGCGCAAAAGGGCAGCGCGATGAGGCAATGAAACTTGAAGCTGAAATTGATGCCGCTTACAGAGAAGGTCGCGTTCGAGCGTAATTTCTGAAAGCAGCGTTTACCCAACCTGTTTTTTATTTAGGAGGCCAAAATGGCTGCTGTTTATCCCGTCACAGGCTCTGGTGCATTTGACACCAACCCTTCTTACTCTGGTGCCTTTATCCCCACGCTGTGGTCAGGCAAACTCTTGGCTAAGTTCTACCAGAACACCATGTTGTCTGAAGTCACTAACACTGACTACGAAGGCGAATTGAAGAACCAAGGCGATACCGTCCGTATCCGTTTGGCTCCTTCCATCAGCATCTCTGACTACACTGTTGGTCAGACTTTGTCGTACGAAGTCCCCACTCCTATCTTCCAAGATATGCAAGTGAACAAGGGCAAGTACTTCGGCGTGCAAGTCAATGACGTGTTGGCCTATCAGTCCGACATGAACTTGATGAACATGTTCACAGAAGACGCTGCCAAGCAGTTGAAAATCGCCATCGAAAACGAAGTGTTCTTCAACAGCTTCGTGACTGAAGGCCCTGCTGCTCAAAACGAAGGCGCTACTGCCGGTAAGATTTCTGCTGCCTACAACTTAGGTACAGACGTTGCTCCTATCGACCAAGCTACTCCTGAAAACGTGTTGAAGTGTATTCTTCGCATGTCTACAGTTTTGGACGAGCAGAACGTTCCTGAAGATGGCCGTTTCTTGGTTCTCAGCCCATTCGATCGTCACTTGTTGATGCAATCTAACATCGCTCAGGCGTACTTCACTGGCGACCAGTCAAGCACCATCCGTACCGGCAAAATCGGTATGTTGGATCGCTTTAACGTGTATGTCTCTAACTTGCTGCCACGCGGCGAAGCTGGTAAGGCATTGGTTGCTGGTTTGTCTGCTACCTCTACTGGTGGCGCTGTCACCAACGCTAAGGCCCGTCGTTTGATGGTTGCTGGTACTAAGCATGCCACTTCCTTCGCGATGACCATTAACAAGACAGAACCCCTGCGTAACCAGACTGACTTCGGCGACATCGTCCGCGGTTTGGCTGTTTATGGCCGCAAGGTTGTTAAGCCTGAAGCCATGGTAACTGCTGTTGTTGGCTCAGCCACCTGATAGTGGTATAAAGAGGGGGCCTTCGGGCCCCTTTTTTGTTTTAACCTTGGAGATAATATGACCGCACTTGAACTGATGGAACGCCTTGGTGGCGAAGTCCTGAATAACAAAATCCGTGTTTACATTGAAGGTGAGATCGTTATTGTTGCCCGCCTTGAAGACCAAGACTGGGTTTTGACCGATCGCGGCGTCTTGTTGACTAACGAGCATTCCAATTTGGCTGTGGCCGAAGCTGCTACAACAAAAACTCGCAAAAGTAAAACACAACTGTTAGAATCTGTTGAAGTTACCGGTGAGCCAGAAGTTGGCCTCACACAAGCTACCGAATAAGGTACATCATGAAACCTCTGAGCGTTTTTTATTCAAGAATCTTGCCGTATTTACCCGGCTGCTCGGAGCCTTTGGTGGATCAGGTTTTGGTCAGTTCTGCGATCGACTTTGCTGAGTCTTCGTTAGTTCTGCGCCAGAACCTTGATTCATTCAAAACTGTCGCTGGTGTAACCCAGTATGACTTAGACCCGCCTACAGCAAACCACGAGATCGATCGTGTGATGAGTGTTGCTGTTGACGGTAGAGAACTCTCCCCCGGCATGTTCGAAGCCATTCGCAACGATCTGCCAACAGCGCAAGCAAAGCCACGCGGCTTCTACACTGACCGCACTGACAACGTCTTTACACTGATGCTGTCCCCTCCACCTGATGGCAAGTACACCGTTGTGGTGGCCGTCACTTTACGTCCTGCGATCACTGCGACTCAGCTGGACGACGACCTGTTTAACACATGGAGTGATGCAGTTGCCTCTGGCGCGATCGCCCGTGCGATGCAGATTCCCGATCAACCCTTTACAAACTTTGCTCGAGCCCAGCAACTCATGGACTCTGTAGCACGCCAAATTAATTCTGCTCGCATTGAAGGTAACTACGGGTCAGTCCGTGGCTCGATGCGTGTTCGCTATCGTCCTTTCGCTTGAGGTAAAAATGACCACTACAGCACAATCAATTATCCGCCGCGTCGTTGAGACGATGCAGGACAACACGTCTGTTCGTTGGCCAGTGGCTGAACTTGTGCGCTACCTCAATGATGGTCAGCGTGAAGTGGTCTTGTACCGCCCTGACTCAATGGTGACAAACGCTACAGTGGCATTGGTCGCTGGTGCTAAGCAGTCGTTACCCTCGACCGGTTCCAAACTGATTGACGTCATCCGAAACACAGGCGGCACTAAGCGTTCTGTCCGAATGACATCTCGCAACATTTTGGACACTCAGACCCCCAACTGGTACAACCTGACAGGCGCGACCGAAGTTCTGCACTACACATACGACCCTCGTGACCCCAAGGTGTTCTATGTATACCCGCCAGCAGCCTCTACAGGCGCTTCTGTGGAGCTGGTGTACTCCTCATACCCAACAGACATCACCGAGCCCGCTGACGGCGCTTTATACACGGCTGTGACCGGTAATATCAGCTTGCCTGACATCTACGCAAACATCTTGACAGACTATGTGTTGTACCGCGCATACACTAAGGACGCTGAGTTCGCTGGTAATGCAGCGCGCGCACAGGCTCACTATGCAGCTTTCCAAGCAGCTCTGACAACCGAGATGGCTGGTACAACAGGCGTTGCGCCTAAAGTGTGAGGTAAACCATGGCCGAGAAAATTAAACTTGTTCAGGGTGACACCAAGCCAGCTCTGGTTTGCAACATCACCGATGAGATCACTGGTTTGCCGATTGCGTTGACCGGTGCTACCGTACTGCTTAAATTTCGCGCAGTTGGCTCTACTGATTTGACCGCAACCGTGACCGGTTCTGTGACTGACGGCGCTAACGGTCAAGTCGCGTTCTACCCAGCTTCAGCTCCTGAGATGCTTGCCGGTGAAGCCGGTGACTACGAGGGCGAAATCCAAATCACATTTGCTGACACGACGATCCAAACTGTTTACGACTTGTTGAAGTTTAAGCTCCGCGAGGACTTCTAATGGGCGTGACGGTTGTCAGAACTGCTCTAACGGCTGCAACGGCTGTTACCAGAGCAAGGGCAAGCGTCGTCATCGTAGCGCCTGTAGCTGAGACTTCGGCTGCACTTTTAGCTGCTGCTACTTCTGTTGTCGTTGCTGGCGCATCGGTTACGGTCGTTGTCCCTGCAGCTAACCTAAACTACATCCTGCTGGCGTCTGCCGCGTACCTTGATACGTCTGGTCGGTTTCAGTTTTTCCCTGAAGAAGTTTTTGTAGCTGACGCCTCGTTTAAGACGACGCAGAAAGCGCTGACCGACACGTTTGGTTCGACAGACTACATTGCCAGTATTGACACGCAACTTGCCTACACTGACAGTGTGTCTCTGCCGGACTTCATCATCCGCACGCTTGAGTACATTCGTAATTTCACAGACACGACTACGCCAGTAGATGCGCTTAGCTACACCTTCGCCCGCCCCTTGGCGAACTCTTTTGGGTTGGCCGACGCTTCGTCATTTGCATTTGAACGGCCTGTGTCTAGCTCGTTTGGCAGCACGGACTTTGCGACGACACACCTGACCAAGGGGAACCTTGAGACCCTGTCACTGGCTGATACCTCGAGATTAGTGATACAAAAAGGTTTGACTGACAGCTTCAGCCACACAGACTCCAATGTAAAATCAGTTGCAAAGGGGTTGGCGAACTCTGTCGCTACATCGGAAACGTTCCTTAAGACGATTGGCCGAGTCATCACTGACGGCTTCGCGATGAACGACACCGCCGATTTGGTGGATGGCGTGACCTACCAGACCGTTAAGTACATCACAAATATTGTCTTTACTTCTGACACCAGCACGAGGGCTTGGAATGCGAACAAAGCCGACTCGGTATCTTTGGCCAGCAGTGGCAGTTTGACTTCCCAAAGTTACTGCGATCTGTCATACTTCGCAGAAGACTACGTCGGTGAATCCCGAACATTTTCATAGGAGCCCCCCATGCTAAACGACCAACTCAAAGTTACTGGCGACGTAGTCGTCGAAATCACTGGCCCAGATGGCCAAATCAAAGACCGCCGCGAGATCAAAAACCTCGTTGTGGCAACAGGCAAAACGCACATTGCTTCGCGCATTGTCGGCACGCCTACGGCCATGAGCCACATGGCTATTGGTTCTAGCAGCACCGCTGCTTCTACCGCCGATACAACCCTTGGCGCGTCCCTTGGCCGCGTTGCTCTTACTTCTGCCACTTCCTCTGGCGCTGTTGTGACTTATGTTGCTAGCTTCCCAGCTGGTACAGGCACAGGCGCTGTTGTCGAAGCCGGTGTATTTAACGACGCTTCTGCTGGCACAATGCTATGCCGTACCGTGTTTGCTGTTGTCAACAAAGGCGCAGATGACGCCATGAGCATTACATGGGCGATCACAGTTAGCTAAATTTTGGAGTAGTGTTGTATGGTTGATATTGTTACCCGAGCGGGTAAGGGCTCGCCTCTTACAAATAACGAAGTCGACGCAAACTTCACCAATCTAGCGGAAGTAGCCGGTGTTACCGGCGAACCCATGGGGCATGAAGACCGTACAACATCCACGATTAGCTTCAACGCATCGACACGTACGTTCACGATTGCCCCTGTAAGCAGTAGCTTTACAGTTTGGTGCAAAGGCAAGAAGGTTGTTGTTAGTTCGGCGCAGACCGTTACCATCCCAAACACAACTGGGATGCATTCGATTTATTACGATGCAAACGGCACGCTGCTATCTAAAATTGGGTACTTCAGTTTCTCTACAGAAGCTCCGACTGCCTACGTTTATTGGAACGCGACAACCGGTGCAGCCCCATACTTTGGTGACGAACGCCATGGCGTTGTTCTAGACTGGCAGACGCACGAGTATTTGCACCGCACACGCGGCGCTGCTATTGCGAATGGTTTCTTGGCTAGCGGCTATACGCTGAACAACTCAGCTACCAATGCGGCGACGCAGATTGCAATTGAGTCTGGTACGTTTTTTGACGAGGACATGAAGATCGACATCGTGTCGACTGCTACGCCTACCGCTGGTACATACCAACAGAACTTGTTGTTCCCCGCAAAGATTCCAGTCTTGCATTTGCAGGGCACTTCGTGGGTCATGGACGCGCCCACAGATTTCCCGTTTAAGCAGGGCACATCCAGACCTCAGTACAACTCGTTGTCTGGCGGTGTGTGGAGTACAACAGATGTTGGTAATAACCAACACGCCACGACATGGATTCTGGCTACAAACAATTTAACGTACCCCGTTATTGCGATCATTGGGCAGTCAGCCACCGATAGTCAAGGCGAGGCTGAGTCATTTTCTTTTGCTGATTTAACGCTGACAGGTTTTCCGTCAGTTGAATTTAGACCGCTCTACAAGTTGGTTTATAAAGCTTCGGACGCTTACGTAAACAGCGTGAACGCTCAACTTGTAAGCATTGTCGATTTGCGGTCAGTCTCTGCTGTTGGCGCTGCTGCAAACCCAGCTACAGACCACGGTAACTTGTCTGGTTTGTCTGATGACGACCATCCTCAGTACTTGAGCGTTGACACCGTCCGTGGCACTTTGACCGCCGCAGTTAAAGCCAGTTTCTTGCCAGCTCAGACAGGCAACGCAGGTAAGTTCCTGACAACTGATGCCACGTCCACCTCGTGGACTTCGCTGACTAGTGGTAATATTACAACAGCGTTAGGGTTTACCCCATATAACGCTACCAATCCCAATGGCTATATCACTGGTATTACATCCAGTAACGTTACTACAGCATTAGGGTTTACCCCATATAACGCAACGAACCCTAGCGGCTACATCACAACCGCAGGTGCGCGTAACGCAATCTCTGTCACGGGTGCAGGTTCGTACGATCCAAATACTGGCGTCATTAATGTCGTAGGCGGTGTGACAAGTTTTAACACCCGCACAGGCGCGATCACTTTGTCGTCTGCTGACGTTACGACTGCGCTAGGCTTCACACCCTATAACAGCACAAACCCTAGCGGCTACATTACCGGCATCACATCCGGCATGGTGACAACTGCGTTGGGTTATACGCCTTACAACAGCAGCAATCCAAGCGGCTACATCACGAGCTCTGCATTGTCTAACTATCTGCCTTTAAGCGGTGGAACCCTGAGCGGCGCGCTTATTCTGCATTCGGCAGCAGGGACAAACGGTTTTTATAACGGAACCGGAGATGGGGCCAGTTTTTCAACCTACAACTTTATGTTGCGCGGTTGGAGCGGCATGGCTTTCGAGAACCCAACATCCGGCGGGACGTACCCGAACCAAGTTAGCGGGGTCGTAGATTTCCGCGAAGGCATTATCAATATGAAGGGCGGCTTCCGAGTAAACGGAAGCGTAGTTCTTTGCGTGGATAACAAAGACAACTACACATACCCACCGGCAAGCCACACGCATAGCTATTTGCCTTTATCTGGCGGCAATGTAACCGGCCCGATCCGAGTAACCGCAACTGGCGGTTTTACAACTGATACTGACGCGAATGGTAATGTTAACTTTGTTGCTCGCTTGCAATCAGACAGCACGTTTCTTGCCGCAATCAACCAATGGGGGTATCAGGCGTTTGCGTTAAACGTATTAGGTACGTCTAACTCATCCACAAGTCGCGGATACCTTGAGTTTTACACTAAAACAGATGGCAATTGGCGTGCGGCGCTTCGTCTAGATAACGGCGTTCCACAAAACGGCAGCGGAAACAATTTACTTCACGCAGGCAACTACAGCTCATACGCATTGCCGTTGAGCGGTGGAACTGTTACTGGACAGACTTATATCAGTACTAGCGGGTATCCGCTGCAGCTGATCTCTACGCAGCGCTACGGTTTGCAGGTACGTAATTCAAATAACAGCGTCAATTCTGGTTACGGTTGGTGGCTGGCCCACGATGCGAACTCCAATTTTGCACTTCACGCTGACGGGATTGGCGATATATTGACTGTTGGCCGCAACGGTTCTTTTACTGTTAACGGTAATACAGTTTTAAACGCAGGTAACTATACCAGCTACAGCCCGTCTCTTACCGGATCAGGTGCGAGTGGTACTTGGGGTATTAACGTTACTGGCAACGCCAATAGCGCAAGCACGCTGAACTCTGGCGCAACTATCAACGGCAATGCGTATTTCCGCAAGAACCAAACGGCTGGGGACTACGGCACTGCTGCTTTATGGACAGAGTCCTACGGAAACACAACGACTGGCATTGCGTTTCATATCAGCGGCGTCGTTGGTAAATTCTTGGAGATGCGTACTAACGGTACGTTGTACTGGAATAGCGATACTGTTCTTCACTCAGGCAACTACAGTTCATACGCTTTGCCTTTGTCAGGCGGAACCATTTCTGGAGCTGTTCGCATAAACAACCAGTTGCAGGTCGGCCAGAACACAAACGGCACGGCAATTATTGATGCTTATGATGGTATTGCTCGATTCGGTCGAGATAGCACTACCAAAGGGCTACTGCTTGCTGGAGACAATACAGCAACCCTTACTAACGATTATGGATATCTTCAAGTAGGGCCGCTCAACGCGTCATATAGCCACTTCCAAACAGACCGTCCGCAGTTCTACTTCAACAAGACAGTTTACATAGACGGCGATATTTATAAGTATGGCTCTAGTGCTTTGTACCTAAACTCGAGCAACTACAGCTCCTATGCTTTGCCACGAAGCGGCGGTGCGTTAACTGGTTATTTGACCCTCAACCTTAGCGACCCCACTATTGTTTTTCAAGATACCGATCATCGATCGGCAATGGTTCATGTAAATAGCAATACGTTCTATATATTGCGAGGCGCTGGAACCAATAGCAGTGGCTGGGCAACGGCAAACGGTTACTGGCCGCTTACTATCAATCTGGAGAACAATAATGCGGAGTTTGGTAACGCACTAAATGCCGTTGGAGCATTAACGCAAGGCGGCAACCAAGTTCTTCACGCTGCAAACATCAATAGCTACATTCCGAGCTGGAGCTATGGCGTTAATGCAAGCCATATCGTGCAGCGTGATCCGAACGGCTACATCTACGCCAACCACGTTAACTTTAGTACCAGCGAGACTGAGAACGCCACAATTAATTCGTTTATTACTTCAAATGGCGATGGTTGGTCTCGCAAGGCTAGCAAGGCGCATGTTCGGAACCAGTTGATTGATGTTGGCTTGGCCCATGCATGGGTGCATTCAGACCGAAACTTTGGAAGTGGTACGCTGATCCAGACTGATATTAATTACGCTGTTTCCGGCGGTGATCCTTTCGTGCTAGAGATTCGCGGCAACTCCTACGGAAACGCAGTTCCGTTCGACATCCAATACCAAGGCTATATCTATTACGACACGCTAATTAATCATGGCGGGTATTCTAACGGCACCAACATCAGCGGCCTTGTAGCAATCAACTACAACGGCAATCTCTGCTTCTGGTTCCCAAGTCAGTCGTACTGGCATGGCTACTACGTTCGCGTTTATGTGCCTTACGCAACCTACGTACGCAATCGAGTTACCAGCATAAGCGATTCCGGAAAGCCGACGACCGCAAAGCAGGTCGACCTGTCGGCGGGTATTCGTCAAAGTTTGCACACCGGCAACTACACCAGCTACGCAGTACCTCAAACCGATGTTGCTGAAAACGGAGCAAGCAAGGTACTTCGGACTGCGTCTAACGGGTATCTGTACATAAACACTTGGATCAACACAGGTGCTGGCGGCTTGTTTAGCGGCACTAATGGTGCGCATTTCTACCCCAATGATGCTGACTATGGCGCGTGGAAGATAACCGGCAGTAGAAATGGCTGGAACGGCATTTACTTTGATACCGGCTCTACGCTGATGATGAATAGCGATACGGTAGGCTTCCACCGTAGCGGCTATGGCTGGCAAATGCGTTGGGCTGCTGGCACTGGATACGTGCATAAAGGCAATCCCGGCGGCGGTACTGAAGCAACTATTCTCGACTCGAGCAACTACGGTTCGTATGCGTTGCCTTTAAGCGGCGGAACT